TAATAGAGATTCAGGTGTAGGTATTTTATCACCTTCAATATGAATATAGATATCGCCCCAATCAGGCTGATTAGTTACTCGACAGTTAGAGCGAAGAGATTTAGATTGATATTTAACAGGACGCCCAGTATCGTTAATAACGAGTTTTAAGATATCAGGATCTTCGTTATAATGATCGAATTCAATAGAAGTAACATCTACGATTTCTTCAAGAGGCATAAAAGTACCTGCTACAGGACGAGCAGTATACTCTTCATTCATATGAAGACAAACGGTTAATTGATCATCATATCGAAGACCAAGAATAGGTGCTATATCTTTTTGTACTTGCTCTTCTACATTAGCAATTACTTCTTCAACAGTAGCGCCCATCTTAGCCATATTATAAGAGTTAAGATACAGCTTGGCTGACTTAGACTCAACAATACATTCTGAATCAGAAGGATAAGACCAACGAATCAAACCTGATACAGGAAAACCATTATCTAAAAGACAGCTAAACTCATAACCATTCCAAGTATCAATACCATAAAACAATTCTGATCCATCATTACTAATATCATATTGTGTACGATTAAGATGACGTGGAACACCTACAAGCTGTTCTGGATCAACCTCATCAGGCGTCTCATAACGCATCATCGTCTTACCGTCAGACGTCTTACCTAGTACTTTACTAGCAATCTTTTCAATTTCATCCATTTCGTTCTTTCTCCAATGCATCCCGTGCAAACTCTAAAAAGGTAATCGCTTTATTTAAATCAAACAATACATCGTCTTTCTTACCTAGACGCCACAAATACTTAAACGCTTGATAGCGATTATAATCAGTAAATGGATCATTCTGATGCTCTTTACAAAGCTGTTTAATAACAGTAATGCACTCTACAGAGTTAGGATCTTGACTATAATGATTAGGTCTAGACTCACCCGTCTCTTCAATCTCACCAATAGTAATAGTATTTGTATCTGTTAAGTCTAATGTAAGAGATCCTACATCACCAGTAGACTCATCTACCATTAAACTTTCAAAAAACGTTTTATCTTTTTTGCTCATAATTTACCTTTCAAAAAAAGAAGCCATGCTTCTAAAGAAGTCTTTCTTAAAGTATTATACAACTCTTCTTTAGAATTGCAAGTATTATCTACAATGTATTCTCTCTCTATAGATCCAGAATCAACCTTAGCTACTACTTTATGAACTGTAGACCCAATAAGGTTATATTTCTCTATGTTCTGCCAAGTTAGCTCTTGCGGATCTTTACCTTTTAATTCAGGATATTGAGAAATGTAAGCTGGATGCCCGTTGTAAATATCAATACTTGTATTGCAAGTCTTTTCACTTAATACACGTAAATATCCATGAAGAGTTACTAATGTATTACCTTTAACCTCTTCCATATATTGTAATGTTTCTTCTATACCACTATGAGACATTACAGCTACTCTATTATGAAGTTTAGGATTAATTTTCTCTATATCACTATTGTTAGTAAAAATACGAGACGGCCAAACACCTAAGCGTTCAGCTATATCAACAATCTCCGTACCTGTTTGAGAAAATAAAGCAATCCATCTAGGCACGGCAGTACTCCCTAAATCTATCGATATTATATACTATATCGTCCCAAGATGCAAGTACATCTTCTTCCATAATAGTAAACATTTTAAGCGATTCTTTATTGTTCAAACCACCATCAAAATATCGAATACCTTTAATACCATGCATAACTGGATTAGATGTATCTAGAGAATCAATCCAATCATACCCGACATATTGTTCAAACTCTTGAGGTAAACCACAACCGAGTAAGTGATGAGGTTTATTCTTATTAATTACATTCTCTTCAATCATTCTAGCAATAGTATGTTGGCGTCCAGCCATCATATTAAAATACTTATTCTCTAATCCCATATCTTGAAAGAACGGATGGTTAAATGACATAGCTACTTTATCTACTTTATCATTATTCGCGAGAATTACATAACACTCTACTAGCTCTTCATAGGTAGAACCTTGCGCAACTGCAATACGTTTACCAGGAAGATCTGGATACTTTTGCACGAAGTTATTAAAACTATTGAGAGTAGCATTTTTATTATCTAATACATCAGGTACAATATACCAAGTAGGTTTTAATTTTTCTACCCAATAAGCAAAACGATCACTATCCCAAGCTGTACCTAGTTCAAAGATAGAATTATCAAGAATAATCTCTCTACCTTTATCACGAGCTTCTACAAACTTATTATAATATTCTTCATTCTCTTCAAATAGATGTACTAGAGCATAATCATAATCTGTTATCTCTTGTACTCTATCAAAGATACTTAATGGTGCTTCATGTGCGATTTTCATCGTGGAGCAAACTCCTGTTGTAGTTTAACATTATCAAAAAACTCTTTCTTAACATCACCGTTATTAAACTCACCATGCAACACCGTAGTTTGAGTAAGAGAGCTATGAGCACTAATACCTCTATTCTCACAACAACCATGAGTAGCTTGAATATAAACCGCTACATCTTCACTATCAGTTGCTTTACGAATCTCGCGAGCAATATCGTTGCAAAGTTCTTCTTGTAGAGTACCTCGACGAGCACACCATTGCGCAATACGAGTGTACTTAGATAAACCAATAACTTTATTACCAGGAATAATACCAATATAAGCAACACCAGTTACTGGTTGGTGATGGTGAGAACACATAGACTTAAGTTCAGAACGTACTACAAGCATACCTGTATAACGATCTTCACCTTCATTAGGAAATGCAGTAGCATTAGGCGCTGGATCATAACGACCTGACATAATTTCGTTTACATACATTTTAGCTAGACGTCTCGCCGTTCCCATACTATTAGGATCATTATAGAGGTCTATCAGTAAAGAGTCAAGCACTTTTTCAAACTGCTCGGCTGCATCATAATAATTTTTTCTTTATCACCAGCTTGCAATATTTCAGAAATATTATCTCCTGCCCAATAACGAATTTTAGCGTCTTCTAGACGCGCCTTGATTACTTCACTAAAACTCATAATTACTCCTCATAGATTGCTGAGTTCGAACCATGCTCAGCACATTCACAACGTACACAATAACAACGATTATCTGTAATATCACGTACAAGCATATCTGCAAATCTAAATGCGTGTTCTGCAAACTTCTCTGCACCAACACCATCAAAGATTCTAAGTTCTGCTAGACCTAACGCTTCTAGTTTTTGCAACTCTTCTAGAAAAGGATCTGCTTTATCTACAGCTACTTTATGATCAAAACTATCTTCAAGCCAAGCCTTCAAAGGTTTTAGTCCTCCAAAGTCTACTGCCCAGTTTTTATTATCTAACTCATCACAACCAAAAGTAAATGTAAATGCTAAACTATAACCGTGTAATAGATGACAGTGAGAATGATCAGCATTAGGTTGACGGAAGACTGCTGATAAGCCGATATTATGTCCGTAATGTTTTGTACTATAATATTTTGCCATTATTATTTACCTATAATATTTTCCCAGAGATAAGCATGTACTCGAGCTGCTACTCGATAGCCACGCTGTAACGTTTCGTCAGCAATTACGTGAGCTCGAATATGACCATCAATCTCACCTTTCTGACCCTCTACTGTTCCGCCAAGAGGCATAATCCAGATAGGGTATGTAATACTATGATTACGGAACATCTCGATAATTTCATCAATCTCATCCCATGCTTGTTGTGTTCCGTTACATACAAACTTGATCTGACCATTAGGTGAGAGATCTTGATATTGTTTAATTATTTCTGGCTTGATAGCTTTAGCGCGCTTTTCACCAGCTACTGTCCATAGTTTAGGACTTACTGAAAAGAATAATTCTTGTTTAGTTTCAATCTGTTTCCAATTCCAGTAATCAAAAAACTCATCGGTTAACTTTTGTGTACCGTTTGTTTCAAAAGTAACAGAAGGAATATTTTGACCTGTCTTTTGATAATAGTCCATAATCTCTACAGTTGCAAGCTGAGCATGACGCATCAAAGGCTCACCACCTGTAAAGCACATATGAATATTATTATCAAATGATCTATTAGGTATAGAGTCTAAAATGCGTTCGGCAATCACCTCAGGGGTTGCTTTATGCTGTAAATGTTTAAACTTTTTTGACCATGAATAAGAAGAATCACAACCGTATGCGAACACAGGAAGCTTTTCTATCTTATCATAGTCTTCTACATTTACATCTTGATATGGGAGTTTATAAGTTGATGGATCAGTTGGATCTTTTTGACCAAAACCATCGCACTGTAAGTTACAGAGAAAGAACCTTAGCCATGCTGTTGGTTCACCTGTATATTTTCCTTCACCCTGCATAGAGTAAAAGATTTCAGAATAAGCATATTCTTTAGGGGACATTTAAAACTCCTAGTTTTGTTAGAGTAGTGGAAGGGCACTACTGTTATACTTTACTTAGCTTCTTTTTGTTAGCTGCTCTAATTTTATCT